TTTTCTAATTCAAAAAATAAAATAGGTAAGAAAAGCAAAACTACTTATGCAAAATGGTGTGAGATGTTTGGTTATAAATACCACTGCGTACAATCAACTAAAAAAGAAATACCAGATGAATGGTTAAAGGAGATTAAAGTAAAACAAAATGGCAAGACAAGAAACTAAATATATAGTTATTCACTGTTCTCAAACGAGACCATCACAAAACATTGGTGCTAGAGAAATTGACGATTGGCATAGACAAAGAGGTTGGCTCAAAATTGGATATGCAAGAGTTATTAAAAGAGATGGCACTGTAGAGCAGGGTCGTGATGATGACGAATTACAAGCACATGTGAAAAATTATAATCACATATCAACATCAGTATGTGTTGTTGGTGGTGCTAAAGAAGAAAACTGGAAGGAAGGTGAGGACAATTTTACCGGTGACCAGTGGGAAAGTTTAAAGAAAGTTTTAGAAGAACTAGTAATTAAATATCCTGAAGCAAGAATTGTAGGACATTATGAACTTGATGAAAGAAAATTCTGTCCTGCCTTTAATGTCAGACAATATTTATTGAATGAAGATATTAAAGGATACAAATTCGCAGATAGTTTAGTCAGCGAGGGAGACTTAGCTGAGATGAAAGATGCAGGAGAAATCTAACAACTTTCATTACTATGGAACATTCTGATAATTTTATTAGACATGCACCCTGCGAAAATTGTGGTAGCCGAGACAATTTAGCTATCTACCAAAACCATACCTATTGTTTTGGTTGCCACGATTATTCAAAGACACATGGCGAACTTCCTGAAGTTGCCACTAAAAAAGAAATTACAAATATGATTAATGGCATAACAGAAGCATTACCTAAAAGAAGAATAAATTCTGAAACCTGTGGAATATTCAAATACCAGACAGGTGAATATAAAGGTAAGAACTGCCATATCGCTAACTACTTTGATAAAGACTACAACAAAGTAGCACAGCATATAAGATTTCCTGACAAATCATTTGTCTGGATAGGAGATACCAATAACCTCTCTTTGTTTGGTCAGCACTTGTGGAGAGATGGTGGGAAACAGATTGTCATAACTGAAGGTGAGTTAGACGCAATGAGTGTTTCTCAAATGCAGAACAATAGGTTTCCTGTTGTCTCTGTTCCATCTGGTTCTGCAAGTGCAAAAAAATATATAAAGAAAGAGTTAGAGTTCTTGTCTAAATTTGAAAACATTATTTTAATGTTTGATAATGATGAAGCAGGAAACAAAGCATCAATAGAATGTGCAAATATATTACCTGTTAAAAAAGTTAAGATTGCAAAACTTAGAGGTAAAGATGCAAATGAACTTTTACAAAAAGGTGAAGGCACTAAAATAATTGATGCTGTATGGGAAGCCAAAGCATACACACCACAAGGAATAATACAAGGTTCTGATACTAAAGAATTACTTCTTAAAGATGACTTTGTAGAAAGTGTTCCTTACCTATGGAATGGATTAAATCAAAAGTTAGGTGGTATGAGATATGGGGAACTAAATCTTTTATGTGCAGGTAGTGGAACAGGAAAAAGTCAGGTTTGTAGAGAATTAGCATTTCACTTAATTACACAAGGTAAGAAAGTTGGCTACATTGCATTAGAAGAAAATGTAAAAAGAAGTATCAGAGGAATTGTTTCTATTCCACTAAACGCACAAATACATAACCCTGAAGTTAGAAAAAAGATACCAGAAGAAAAATTAATAGAAGCATGGAACAAAGTAAAAGATAACATTTGTTTCTATGACCATTTTGGAAGTTCTAGTTCTGAAGACTTAATGAATAGAATTAGATACATGGTGCAATCATTAGACTGCAAATATATTTTCTTAGACCATATTAGTATAGTGGTATCAGGTATATCTGATGGAGATGAAAGAAGACTTATAGACAATACATTAACTAGTTTGAGAAAACTAATTGAAGAACTTAATTGCTGTATGTTTGTTGTCTCACATTTAAAAAGACCTGAAGGTAAAGTTTCGCATGAAGAAGGACTGCAAGTAAGTCTTGCACATCTAAGAGGAAGTCATTCATTAGCTACTCTTTCTGACCAAGTTATATCTTTAGAAAGAGACCAACAATCAGAAACAGGAAGTAATATAATGATAGTTAGGGTACTAAAGAACCGATATTCAGGCGACACTGGTAAGGCAACATCTTTAATATATCATAAAGATACTGGTAGATTATCTGAAGGGAACTTTGATGAATGATAAAGTTCTTACTAAATTTATTTTACAATATTTAACAGAGAAACCTGATTATTTAAAATTATCAGCTAAACAACAACGAATAGCTTATCAAACATATAAAACAATTATGATGGCTATTTATCAATCAATTAAACATGACAATATATTTCCAATTATTGTTTGTGGTGATGCACAAGCTAAGAAGGTAATTGATAAATCATTAAAGTCAGTTCAAACACTACTACCAAGTATAGAAAAAATTACAGTACACCTAGTTCAATAATGTTCGTTAGACCTAATTGTGATTTTTGCGAAAGCAAATCAGACATCTACGAAAATAATAATAGTAAAAAAACTTATTATTGTGGTGGGTGTTATTTAAAGAAAAAACCAAGAAGAAATGAAACTAATCATAGACCTAGAGACCAATGGGTTTCTAGAAAAACTGGATAAAGTTCATTGTATAGTTTGCAAGGATATAGAGACTTCAGAAGTCTATTCATATAATCCTAATAATCTAAATGATGCTTTAGAGTTGCTAAACAAAGCTGAAGTATTAATAGGACATAATATTACTGGGTTTGATATTAAAGCATTAAAGAAAGTATTTAACTTTGATTTTAAAGGAAAACTATTTGATACACTTTTATGTTCAAGATTAATATGGACTAACAGATTAGATTTAGATTACCAATATAAAAAACTTCCACCTAAATTATATGGCAAACATTCCCTTGAAGCATGGGGTTATAGAGTTGGTTTAAGAAAAGGAGATTTCCAAGAATATAATACATTTGATGAATGGACATTGGATATGCAGGATTACTGCGTAAGAGATGTTGAAGTCACACATTTATTATTTAATGAAATTTTACAACAAAGTTATTCTGAAGATGCAATAGAATTAGAACATAAGTTTGCATACTGGATACAAAAACAAGAAGAACATGGAGTTGATTTTGATGAGAGTTCTGCTCAGAACCTACATTCAATCCTTACAAAGCGAAGATTAGAGTTAGGAGATAAACTAGCTTTAGTCTTCCCTGAATGGAAGAAGTCATTAGGTTTTAAAACTTATAAAAGAGATAATAAGAAAAGAGGTATTAAAGCAGGTGTTCCAATAGAACAATTTAAAACTGAAATTTTTAATCCTAATTCTAGAGACATGATTGCAGATAGACTGCAAGTAGTGTTGGGGTGGAAACCAAACAAATTTACAGCAACAGGTAAGCCAGAAGTTAATGAAAAAATATTAAAAGCACTGCCTTATCCTGAAGCTGAACTATTAGCTGAGTATCTTATGATTACAAAAAGATTAGGACAATTATCTGATGGTGAACAAGCATATTTAAAATTAAACAAAAGAGGAAAAATTTATGGAAAAGTTATTACAAATGGTGCAAGGACAGGTCGTTGTACACATCATTCGCCAAACTTGGCACAATGTGTGGCAAGTGGTTCTCCATTTGGTAAAGAATTTCGTGCCTTATTTAATTCTCCTTCCAGTATGGTTATGTGTGGCATTGACTTTTCTGGTTTGGAGTTGCGTGTGTTGGGGAACTATTTGCATTTATATGACAGTGGAGATTTTTCAAAAAAACTTTTGGAAGATGATATACATACCATCAATCAGCAAACTCTCGGACTATCCTCTCGTAATAAAGCTAAAACTTTCATATATGCTTACATTTATGGTGCAGGAAATAAAAAACTCGCTGAAATCCTTAAAGTCAATTATGACGAAGCCAAAAGAATAAGAGAAACATTTCAAAACAAATTACCTGCATTAACAAATCTAACTAATGCAGTCGTAGATAAATTTTTAAATCAAGGTTTTATAAAAGGTCTTGATGGTAGAAAATTAATTCCAAGTGCTGAATACTCAGCTTTAAATACATTAATCCAATCAGCAGGTGCATTGCTAGTTAAACAAGGCACAATCATATTAAACGAAGACTTACATAAAGAAGGTTTTGTCTGGGGTAAAGACTATGCAATGGTTTTACATGTCCATGATGAAATGCAGTTCATAGTCAAAGAAGACAAAATAAATTTATTTAAACTTGTAGCTAAAAGACTTTTCAAGAAAACCCAAGACCATTTTAAATTTAAAACTGAATTAGATGGTGAGATAAAAGTAGGACAGAATTGGAGTGACACACACTAATAAGTTTGACCTTGACCTAAAGTTTGGTCAAACGAAAGAAAACGAACTTCAAAAAGCAGTTGAAGGATTAGTGGAGTGTAAAGCTGATAGGTTATGCCAGAAGACAGGTAATGTTTATATTGAAATAGAAAGCAGAGGAAAACCATCAGGTATAAAAGTCACTAAGGCACAGTATCAAGCATTGTGTTTAGTAGTCACTAATAGAAAAAAAGATATATGGGTTTTGATACCCACAAAAATTCTCAAAAAAATAATGACTAAGTTTCCAATTAAAAAAGGTGGAGATAATTGGACATCTAAAGGTCACATAATTCCCAAAGCAGAACTTTTAAATTTAATAGCATGATAAAAAAATTATTAAAAACTAAACTTAAATTACCTGATGTAGATGAAGCAGAGTTTCCATATAAATTTTATAAATGTTGGTGGAGTGATATTTGCAGTAGTCCAAATTGGGATAGTTTAAATCATTTAAAAAAGTCAAAACCTGCTGTCTGTATAACAATGGGTTGGTTGTTATCTACAACTAAAAACAATTATGTATTTATTGGTGACATTAACTTTAATGATGATGGCACAATTAATGAGGGTGGAAACTCAACAGTAATTCCAAAATCAAACATACTAAAACTAAAGGAGATAAAGATATGAAAACTTTAAATAGTTT